ATGAAAATGTCCTTCCAGCTGCCGTGGCGCCGCCCGGCGGTCGCACTTGGTGCTGCCGAAAAGAAGACGGCAACAGCCTTTTCCGCGCTGACCATTCAGGGAGAAGCGCGCTGGTCCGGCCGCTCATTCGGGGCGCTTTCGCGCGAGGGGTTTATGAAGAACCCGGTTGCCCATCGCGCGATCCGGCTGATCTGCGAGACGGCGGCAAGCGTGCCGCTGCTGCTTTACCAGGGCAAGGATGAACTGAGCGCTCATCCCTTGCTGACACTGCTGCACAAACCCAATGGGCGGGCCAGCGGCATCGATTTCTTCGAGGCACTTTACGGCCATCTGCTGCTGTCCGGCAATGCCTTCATCGAGCCGGTTATCCTGGGTGAGGACGTGCGGGAACTGCATCTTTTGCGGCCCGACAGGATGCGGGTGATCGAGGGCGCTGACGGTTGGCCGGAGGCTTATGAATACCGGGTCGGAGCCCGCATGTCGCGCTATCCTGCGGAGAGCGGGGAGCCGACGCTCCTGCATATGCGGCTGTTTCATCCGCTTGATGATCATCTCGGCTTTTCGCCGCTCGCCGCTGCGCAGATGGCGCTCGACCTGCACAATGCCTCTGCCGTGTGGAACAAGGCGCTGCTTGACAATTCGGCCCGTCCCTCCGGAGCGCTTGTCTACCAGCCGAAGGAGGGCGGCAATCTGACGGAGGAGCAGTATGAGCGGCTGAAGCAGGAGCTGGAGGAAGGCTATTCCGGGCCAGCGCGGGCGGGCCGGCCACTGCTGCTGGAAGGCGGGCTTGACTGGAAGGCGATGGGACTGACCCCGCGCGACATGGATTTCACGGAAGCCAGAAACGGCGCAGCCCGCGATATCGCGCTTGCCGTTGGCGTTCCGCCGATGATGCTCGGTATCCCCGGCGACAACACCTATTCGAATTATCAGGAAGCCAATCGCGCATTTTACCGGCTGACGGTCATTCCGCTGATCGCCAGAACCGTTGCGCATCTGATGTCATGGCTTGGCCCGTTTTATGGGACGGATCTCACACTGGAGGCCGATCTCGATCAGGTCAGCGGCCTCTCCGGCGAGCGCGATGCGCTATGGGCCCGAATCGGCGCTGCTGACTTCCTGAGTGAAGACGAAAAGCGCGCCGCCGTTGGATACTGAACCGGCCTGCATGCGAAGCCGGATCTTTCTGAAGCCCGTTTTCATTGACAGGAGCGATCATGAAAAGTGGTGACGCGGTTCTTTCCGCCGCAACGTTGAAATACGCCGATCTGTCGCTGACCGACCTTGCCGGTGACGGCCGGTTTTCCGGTTATGCCAGCATCTTCGGCGAGGTCGATCTCGGCAAGGACGCCATAGAGCGTGGCGCCTTTCGCCGATCGCTGGAAAAGCGCGGTGCCGAGGGCGTGCGCATGCTGTTTCAGCATGATCCATCAGAGCCGATCGGCACCTGGACGAAACTGCGTGAAGATGGCCGCGGCCTCTATGTCGAGGGACAGCTTTCCGCGGATGTGTCACGCGCCAGGGAAATCCATGCGCTGATGAAATCAGGCGGCCTCGACGGGCTTTCGATCGGGTTTCAGACCGTGAGAGCAAAGACCGACGCCAAATCGGGCGTGCGCCGCATTCTGGAGGCGGATCTCTGGGAAATCTCGATCGTGACGTTTCCCATGCTGCTCTCAGCGCGGGTCGACAGTGTGAAACATGCCGAAGAGGTGTTTCCGACAATCAGGAATTTCGAGCGATGGCTGACGCGGGATGCCGGCCTGAGCCGTAAAGCCGCCCGCCGGTTTCTGGCCGGTGGCTATGACGCGCTGACCGGCAGGCGGGATGCTGCCGACGGTGAAACTGGGGCGCGCGAGCGTGACCTCATCGCGCTTCTCGACGAAGCACGGCAGATGATGCGCCCAAGGCCCTGAAACTCAAACCGATCAAGGATGAATTTCGTGACAAAACATGATCTGACAGCGGCGCCTGAAATCAAGGGCATGCCGGAGACCATCGAACGGGCTTTCGAAGATTTCATGACCAGCTTCGAGGCTTTCCGCGAAACCAACGACCGTCGCCTCCTCGAACTGGAGAGCAAATGTTCCGAAGATGTGATCACCCGCGAAAAGCTGGATCGCATCAACAGCGCCATGGATCGCCAGAGCAAGATGATCGATGAAATGGCGCTGAAGAAGGCGCGCCCGACACTGGGCCGGGCCGGAGCCTTTGCCGGTGAGCACAAGGCGGCCTTTGAGAAATATATCCGCCGTGGCGATGATGCCGGCCTGCGCGGGCTGGAAGCCAAGGCGCTTTCTTCGACCACCGATGGCGATGGCGGCTATCTGGTGCCGGAAGAAACGGACAGTGAGATCGGTCGTCGCCTGACGACCATCTCGCCGATCCGGTCGCTGGCAACGGTACGCCAGGTCTCCGGCGCGGTTCTGAAGCGCCCCTTCGTTGCCAGCGGATTTACGGCCGGCTGGGTTTCCGAAACGGCAGCACGCCCGCAGACCGCAACGCCGGAGATTTCCGAACTCTCGTTCCCGACGATGGAGCTTTACGCCATGCCGGCGGCCAGCGCATCGCTCTTGGACGATGCCGCCTTTGACATCGAAAGCTGGATCGCCGGCGAGGTGGATATGGCCTTTGCCGAGCAGGAAGGCGCGGCCTTTGTTTCCGGCAACGGCACGGACAAGCCGAAAGGCTTTCTGAGTTACACAACCGTCGCCGACAGTGCCTATGACTGGGGCAAGATCGGCTATCACGCAACGGGCGTCGACGGCGACTTTGCCGCCGTGGGAGCCTCTGATGTGCTGATCGAGGCGATCTATTCGCTGAAGGCAGGCCATCGCCAGAATGCGAATTTCGTGATGAACCGCAAGACCCAAGGTGCGGTGCGCAAGCTGAAGGACGCAGATGGCAACTATCTGTGGCAACCGCCAGCCTCGGCAGGCGGTGCTGCCTCGCTGCTCGGTTTTCCGGTGACGGAAGCCGAAGACATGCCCGACATCGCCACCGATGCCTTTTCGATTGCCTTTGGCGACTTTGCCGCTGGCTATCTCGTTGTCGACCGTACCGGCGTGCGGGTTCTGCGCGATCCCTATTCGGCCAAGCCCTATGTGCTGTTCTACACCACCAAGCGTGTCGGCGGCGGGGTGCAGAATTTCGACGCGATCAAGCTGATCAAGTTTGCTGCTGCCTGATTGGCACGGCGCTTCAGTTCATGGCCCCCGGTTTTGCCGGGGGTTTTGTTTTTCAGGGGAAACTTCAATGACCTATGCACTGACGACGCCGCCTGCTAGCGAGCCGGTAAGCCTGGATGAAGCCAAGAATTATCTGCGCATCGATCATGATGATGACGATGAGCTGATCACCGGGCTGATCGTGACGGCGCGCAAGCATCTGGAGGCGCTGACGGGGCTATCGCTGATGACGCAGAGCTGGCGGCTCTATCGCGACAGCTGGCCCAAAAGCGGCATGATCTCGCTTGCGCATGGGCCGGTGGCGAGCGTGTCATCCGTGACGGTTTACGATGCTGAAGGCAATGCGAATGCGGTTGCGCTTGACCGGGCGCGGCTGGATGGCACAGCCCGTCCGGTGCGGTTCTACCTGCCTGAGATTGCCGCGGCCCGCGCTTCCATGAATGGAATCGAGGTTGATTTTATCGCGGGCTACGGCGCCGCTGCTGATGTGCCGGAACCAGCCAAAGCTGCGATTACCCGCCACGTGGCTCACATGTACGCGTTGCGTGGTGTTGTTGCACTCACGGACCAGCCGGCTGCCGAGCCGCAGGGCTATCAGGCGCTTATCGCGCCACTTAAAAGCTGGAGGCTCTGATGATTGCGCCCATGGATTCCGGAGCCTTTTCAGAGCGCCTCAACCTGCTTCGTCCGGTGGATACGGCTGACGGGCAGGGCGGGGTGACCCGGGGATTTGAGAGTTTTGGCAAGGCCTGGGCGCGCGTCGAACCGCAATCGGTTGCCTTCGATGAGGAAGCCAATGCCGGCGTGGGACGGATCACCCACAGGATCTGGCTACGGCATCGCGACGATCTGGCGGCAGAGATGCGGTTTGCCAAGGGCGGGCGGCAATTCCGCCTGGTGACTTTCCACGATCCCGACGAGACAGGGCGCTACCTCGTCTGCCGTTGTGAGGAGATCAGCTCATGAGCGCGCGCAATGCTCTGCAAAAAGCCATTCATGCCGTTCTGAGCACGGATCCGGTCCTGGCGGGGCTTGTGGCCGAAGACGGGATCGTTGACCGCAGACTGTCGACGCAGCGTTTGCCAGTCATTGTCTATGGTGCCACAGACGTGCGTGACCTGAGCGCAGATATCGAGCGCACCGAGGAGCACAAGCTGACCTTTGAAGTCTGGTCGGATGCGCCGGGGCGTCGCGAGATCGAGCAGATTATCGACAGGCTTTCGCTGCTGCTCGGCGACGTGTCACTGAGCCTTGACGGCTATGTACTGATCAATCTGCAGCGCAGCGGCGTCACCGTACGCCGGCAGGCACGCAGTGACTATTTTTATGCAGAGGTGCGTTTTCGGGCTGTGACCGAGACGGCGTGAGGCCGACGTTGCCGCATTGTTCCCCCGGGCGCTGAGGCGCCTTTTTTCATTCATGCAAGGGAGATGACGCATGGTTGCCCAAAAAGGCAAGGACATGCTGCTGAAGGTCCATAACGGCAGCAGCTATGAGACGGTCGCAGGCCTGCGGTCGCGCACGCTGGCGTTCAATGCAGAGACCGTCGATATCACCGATTCCGAAAGCTCGGGTCGCTGGCGCGAGCTTCTGGGTGGCGCCGGAATGCAGCGCGCATCCATGACGGCGAGCGGCCTGTTCAAGGATCAGGCCTCCGACGAGACCGTGCGAGTGGCCTTTTTCTCGGCGAGCCTGATCGAGAGCCAGATTGTCATTCCCGGATTCGGCACGGTTTCCGGCCCGTTCCAGATTACATCGCTTGACTATTCGGGCGCCTATGACGGTGAGATGAAATTCGAGATTGCGCTTGAATCTGCGGGTGCCGTCAGCTTCGGGGCGCTGTGATGACGGCCCCGGTCACTACGCGCCGGGCGAACCGGCATCGCGGCGAAGTGGAAGCGGTCATTGATGGTGAGCGCCGCATTCTATGCCTGACACTGGGGGCGCTGTCCGAGCTGGAAACGGCTTTTGCTGCGGATAATCTCGCCGATCTCGGCCACCGCTTTGCCTCCGGCAAGCTCAAAGCGATTGATCTCGTGCGCATCATCGGTGCGGCGCTCAGGGGCGGCGGCAATGCCTTTTCCGACGAGGATGTCGCTGGAATGAGCGTTGAGGGCGGCATTGCCGGTTCCGCCCGACTGGTCAGCGAATTGCTGAGCCTCACCTTTTCCGGGTCCGCAGCCGCCGAACAGCCGGAGACCGGCGCGGACCCTTGAAAGCCGCAGCGGCAGAGCCCGAACCTCCCGGCATCGCCCCGTTTCCCTGGCGGGAAGCGATGCATGCCGGGCTCTGTCTGCTGCGGCTTGAACCGGCAGCATTCTGGTCGCTGACACCGGCGGAATTTGCCGCCATGACCGGCCAGTTCGGACATGATCATGACGCGCCGAAACGCAGCGAACTCGCTCAGCTGATGGCGCTTTACCCCGATTGAGGAAGAGGCTCATGGAAACTGACAGTCAAGGCTTCAGCCAGGCGAATGACAGTGTAACGGCGCTGAGTGACGCTTTCACAGAGCTTCAGAACCAGTCCGACGCATTTGCCAGTTCGATCACGCTGGCGATGCGTGAAGCCGTTGCCGGCGGGAAAAGCCTGGACACGGTGCTGTCCGGTCTGGCGCGCCGGCTCAGCGATATTGCGCTCAGATCGGCACTGAAACCGCTGGAAACAACACTTTCGAACGGGATTTCGGGGCTTGTCGGTGAGCTCGCCGATGCGGTGACCAATGCCAAGGGCGGCGTACCCGGCCGCACAATGCCCTTTGCCAAGGGCGGCGTGGTTTCCAGCCCGACCTATTTTCCCATGAGTGGCGGTCTTGGCCTGATGGGGGAGGCGGGCACGGAAGCCATCCTGCCGCTCAAGCGCGGCCCCGATGGCTCTCTTGGCGTTGCGTCCGGCAATGGCGGTGGCACATCGGTTGTCTTCAACGTTTCGGCGAATGACGCCGACAGTTTTCGACGCAGTGAGGCGCAGATCTCCGCCATGCTGGCACGTGCTGTGCGCGCTGGACAGCGCAATATCTGACCGAGGGAGTGGAACATGTCGGGCGGCTTTCACGATGTGCGGTTTCCGTTGCGCCTCTCCCTTGCCACAAGTGGGGGACCGGTGCGCAGAACCGATATCGTCAACCTTTCCAACGGGCGGGAAAACCGGAACCAGAGATGGTTCGATTCCAGACGCAGCTACGATGCGGGATCTGGGCTACGCTCACTGGACGATCTCTACGAACTGATGGCGTTTTTTGAAGCGAGGCGCGGTCAGCTGTTTGGCTTTCGCTTTCGCGATCCTGTTGATTTCAAATCCTGCAGCCCGCTGCAGACGGTCTCGGCGACTGATCAATTCATCGGGACCGGCGACGGAACGACGGCCAGTTATCAATTGATCAAGACCTATGGCGATGCCGGTTCAAGCTTCGTCCGGTCGATTGAAAAACCGGTCTCCGGAACGCTCAAAGTCTCCGTCGACGGTGCCGTCGTGTCCGATGTTGTGCTCGACGCAGCGACCGGGGTGATGACCTTTGTTGCCGGGGCGATACCGGCAGGCGGTGCCGCGATCTTCGCCGGATTTGAGTTTGATGTGCCGGTGCGTTTCGACATCGACCGTATTGAGGTCAATCTCAAGACATTCAAAGCGGGCATGGTTCCCAGCGTGCCGCTTGCGGAGATCAGGCCATGAGGACAATCAATGAGGCTCTGTCCAGCCATATTGCCAATGATTCGACGACGATCTGCTTCTGCTGGCGGCTGTCGCTTGAAGATGGCGGCGTTCTGGGCTTTACCGAGCACGATCGCAATCTGACCTTTGACGGAACGACATTCCAGGCGGCGAGCGGCTTTGCCGCATCGGCGCTGCAGAGTGATGGCGGTCTCGGGGCTGATACGAGTGAAGTGGCGGGCGGCTTTTCCAGTGATGCCATTTCGGAAGAGGATCTGATCGCCGGCCGGTATGAGGGGGCGAGGGTCGAGTATTTCGTCGTGAACTGGCAGGAACCATCGGCATTTCAGCTGCTCTCGGTACAGGAACTCGGCGACATCCGCCGCGAGGCGGGCGCTTTTCATGCCGAGCTGCGCTCGCTTAGCCATAGGCTTTCGCAAGCGAAGGGCCGAAGTTTTGCGCGGCGTTGCGATGCCAAGCTGGGCGACCAGCGCTGCGGTATCGATACGAACAGCCCGGACTATTCCGCAAGCGGCACGATTGCAGAGGTTCTGGCCGATAACCGGCTATTGCTGACGCTGGGGCAAAGCTTTGACGAGAATTTTTTTGCCTATGGCACGATGACTTTTACATCCGGCCTGCTTTCAGGCCAAAGCGTTGATGTTGAAGCCAACCGCGTTTTCGGCAGCGGCGTGAAGTTTGATCTCTGGCTGCCGCTCACGGCACTGCCTGAGGTCGGCGCCGGCGTTACGGTGTATGCCGGATGCAACAAGGCATTTTCGACATGCAAGGCAAAATTTGCCAATCAGGTGAATTTCAGGGGTTTCCCGCATGTGCCGGGGGCGGATTTTGCCTATTCCTATGTCGATGGTGAAAGCCTGCATGACGGAAGTCCGCTTTTCTCATGAGCACGGCTGGAGAACGGGCCGTTGCGCTGGCTCAGGACTGGATTGGCACACCCTATCGGCACCAGGCCGGGAAAAAGGGCATCGGCTGTGATTGTCTCGGTCTCGTCCGCGGCGTCTGGTGCTCTCTTTACGGAATAGATCCCTTTGACGGTGAGCCCTATTCGGTCGACTGGGCGGAACATGGCGGTGAGGAGCGCATTCTCGCTGCCGCGCGGAGCTATTGTGGCGCGCCCGTCGCGCTGCCGATGATGGAAGCGGGTGACCTTCTGGTCTTTCGCTGGCAGGCGCGCTTTCCCGCCAAGCATCTGGGTATTCTCGCCGACCAGCAAAGCTTCATCCATGCCTATGAACAGGCTGGTGTGATCCGTTCGGCACTGGTGCCTTCATGGCGCCGTCGCATTGCCGGCGTGTTCCGCCTTCCCGATATCAACTGAACCGGAGACCCTTCATGGCGACGATTTTGCTTCAGGTTGCCGGCACCGTGGCCGGCAGCGCCTTCGGCCCGATTGGCGCGATGGCCGGGCGTGCTTTTGGCGCGCTTGCCGGCAGCGTGATCGATTCACGGCTTTTCGGGGGCGGCACGACCACGCAGGGGCAGCATCTGGGGGCAGTCCGCCTGGGAGGCGTGGATGAGGGGGCGCCATTGCCGCGTGCCTATGGTTCGGTACGTCTCGGCGGAACCTTGATCTGGGCGACGCGGTTTGAGGAGGTTTCGATCATCGAACGCACGGGCAGCAAAGCCTCGGGTACGAAAACCGAAACCTTCTCCTACTTCGGCAATTTCGCCTTTGGCATTTGCGAAGGGCCGATTGCTGCCATCCGTCGTGTCTGGGTCGATGGTCGTGAGCTTGATCTTACCACTGTGGAAATGCGCGTTTATACCGGCCGTGAAGATCAGATGCCTGATCCACTGATCGAAGCGAAACAGGGGAGCGGCAATGCTCCGGCCTATCGCGGGCTTGCTTATGTGGTTTTTGAGCGCCTGCCTCTGGACGACTATGGGAACAGGATACCCGTGGTTCAGTTTGAGGTTCTGCGCCCCACGGGCAGACTGGAAAATGAGATCCGGGCTATCACCATTATCCCCGGGGCCACGGAACATGGGCTCTGCCCGTATGCCGTCACGGAAATCAGCAGTCCCGGCTCTCAGCGCATCCTCAATCGTAACAATCTGATGCGTGCGACTGACTGGGAGGCTTCCATCGATGAACTGATGGCACTCTGTCCAAATCTCGAAAGTGTCGCTCTTGTGGTTGCCTGGTTTGGCGATGATCTGAGGGCGGGCAACTGCACCTTGATGCCGGGCGTCGAGACTTTGTCTCGCAATAAGGAAAGTTCGCCATGGCGTGTGAGCGGCATAACGCGGTCCGAAGCCCGGCTGATATCCACGAATGACGGCGGGGCGGCTTACGGTGGGACGCCCAACGACGCCGGGCTCATTGCAGCGATTGCGGATCTGAAGGCACGCGGGCTGAAAGTGTTTCTCTATCCCTTTGTAATGATGGATATTCCGAACGATAACACTTTACCCAATCCTTATGGCGGCTCGCCGCAGCCGGCCTATCCCTGGCGCGGACGCATCACCTGTGATCCAGCCATTGGAGCGACCGGGACGGTTGACCAGACTTCGCAGGCGGCCGATCAGCTTGCCGCATTCCTGGGCAGCGCTGCCGCAGGGCAATTCACCGCTGCACAGGGGAGCATTTCCTATTCCGGTACCGGCTGGGGCTATCGCCGCTTTATCCTACACTACGCCCATCTGGCAGAGGCTGCTGGTGGTGTTGACGGCATTATCATTGGCTCGGAAATGCGGGCGCTGACCGCGATCCGCGACGAATATGGCAGCTTTCCTTTTGTCGATGGGCTCGTGTCTCTTGCCGGTGCGGTCCGTTCCGTCGTCGGGACGACAACGGCGCTGACCTATGCAGCCGACTGGAGCGAGTATTTCGGCTATCACGCGCCCGACGGCGATGTGTTTTTCAATCTTGATCCGCTCTGGGCATGTGAGGCCATCGATGCCATCGGCATTGACAATTACATGCCCTTGTCCGACTGGCGCGACGAGGATCTGGCTTCTGCCAGCCCCGACGGTTTCAGGCTGGCCAATGATCTGGCGGCGTTGAGGAGGAATATCACGTCCGGCGAAGGGTTCGACTGGTATTATGCCAGCTCAGACGCCCGCGATGCACGGCAGCGTACGCCCATTACTGACGGACTTGCGGGCAAGCCATGGGTTTTCCGCTACAAGGACATCGAAAACTGGTGGTCCAACTATCACCATGAGCGTCGCGACGGCGCCGAGAACGCCACGCCAACCGCCTGGCAGCCGGGGATGAAGCCGGTCTGGTTCACCGAATTGGGTTGCCCTGCAATCGATGCCGGTGCGAACCAGCCAAATGTTTTCTTCGATCCGAAGTCCACCGAAAGCGCTTTGCCCTATTTTTCGAGCGGAACCCGCTCTGATGCAAGCCAGCGACGTTTCGTCGAGGCCCATCTTGGATACTGGGAAAGCGACGACGCTCTGGCGGGTATGGTCGATCCGGGCAAGATCTTCCTGTGGTGCTGGGATGCACGACCATTTCCAGCATTTCCAAGTGATACCACTGTCTGGAGCGACGGGGCCAACTGGCTCCGGGGGCACTGGCTCAACGGACGTCTCGGCGCTTCTACGCTCGGTGATACGATTGAAACGCTCCTGACGGACCACGGCTTCGACAACTTCGACGCCGGGCAGGTCAGTGATGATCTGATCGGCTATCAACAGGCCGAACTGGCATCGGCAAGAGACCTGCTTGATCCTCTTCTTGAATTCGGACTTGTCGATGTATGCGAGGACGGCGGGGTTCTGACATTTCGGTCGAGGCTTCGAGCAAGCCTTCCGCCAGCCGAGCTGCCGGTGCTTGTGGACTCTCCAAACGCACCGCAATGGAGTGAAAAGCTGTTGCACGAGGCAGAGATCGCCGGCGAGGTGGTTGCCATTTTCAGCGATGCTGCCAACGACTATGAACAGGCAACGGTCCGTTCCAGTCGAACGCTCGTGGACAATGACCGGGTTGCGATGCATAGCCTGCCCGCGGTGTTCAACGAATCCGGCGTGCGCCTTCTGGCAGACAATCTGCTCAGGGATGGGCGAATTGCCAAGCGTGAACTCAGCTTCTCGCTGTCGCCACAACGCCTTGAACTCGAACTGGGCGATGTCGTATCCCTCAGCGACGGTCCCGCTGGCCGTTTCCTGGTGACCCGGCTTGAGCAGAACGGGGCGATTGAGGTTACCGCGCGTGCCTTTTCGCCATCGGTATCGGCGGCTTCATCCGGCGAACAGGTCTTGCCGCGATTGCCAAGGCTGAGCCCATCGGGCTTTGCGCCGCGGGTCATTCTCATGGATCTGGCCCGCTTTAACAGCGACGAGGCCGAAAGCTTTGCCAGGATTGCGGCTTACGCAAATCCATGGCAACGACTGGTTCTGTCCTCGTCATCACAGAGCGAAGGTTATTCAATGTGCATGACGGTCGATCGGCCGGCATCGACGGGATCCGTTGCCGCATCCCTCGGCTCCGGCGTTTCCGGGCGTTTCGATTATTCGCAGTCGCTCGTGATAGCTCTGGATTTCGGTGCGTTTGCCTCAGCGTCGAAGCTGGCTGTTCTGAATGGATCCAACCGGCTGGCTGTGCGGGCCGCCAACGGCCAATTCGAGATCATCGGCTATCTGAATGCCGAAGAAACGGCGCCGGGGCTCTGGAGCCTTTCCGGCCTTTTGCGCGGGCTGGCCGGAACTGAAGATGCCATGACGGCGGGTGCTGAGATCGGGGCAGATGCGGTGCTTCTGAACCAGGCTGTGGTGTCGATTGAACTGAGCGCAGAAGCGCGTGGCCTGGAGCGAAACTATCTCGTGGAAACATCTCTGGCGCAGGTTGATCCGGCGGCTCCCTATGCCTTCACCGGCGGCCTTCGCGCAGAGATGCCATTGTCGCCGGTTCATCTGCGCGGACAACGCAATGGCGGCAATGATGTTGCCTTCAGCTGGGTGCGCAGGTCACGCATTGACGCTGATGACTGGGCGGCTTTTGACATACCGCTTGATGAAGACAGCGAAGCCTACAGGCTGGAAATTCTTGTTTCTGGCAGCGTTGCCAGACTCGTCGAAATCGATACGACGGCGTTCATCTACACAGAAGATATGCAGCTCGCCGACTTTGGATCTGTGCCGGAAGCCATTTCGGTCAGACTGTACCAGCTCGGGCGGAAGGTTCCGTTCGGCGTGGCACTGGAAAGGACGATTCAGTTCTAGAAGCAAAGGAGAAAATGATGGAAAATGTAAAGAAGTGGTACCTCTCCAAGACCGTTTGGGGAGCTCTGATTGCAATCTCGGCTTCACTGGCAAAGGTCGGTGGTGTTGAGGTCGATGCTGGCATGCAGACCGAACTTCTGAATTCGATCATGACACTTGTCAGCGCTGGCGGTGGCGTTCTTGCGCTGATCGGGCGGTTGTCTGCGACCAAATCGCTGAAAGCCTAGCCAGTGTCGGAGCGGCATGCGGGAGAAGCCTCCCGTCGGGCATGCGGCGGGGAGCATTGACCGCTTTCCCACATGCCATCTCTGCCCATATTGAATAGCCCGTTGTAGATACTGGCTGCAATGTAAGCTATTCATTCACCATTCAGCCTGTTTTTGATAGACGAAACCATGATTAGAGGCGTTCCTGTGCCGGGTGTGTATATTTTGTTCAGAGATGGCAGCGCGATGAAGAAGCTGATGCTGATCGCTATTTTGCTGGGGGGCCTTGCCCCGGTGCAATCGAGTCTGGCTGCTGATTGCAGCAAGGCGGCATCAGCTGTGGTGTCGAGTACAGGCGGTCAGCTCCTTTCGGCTGTGCCCGCAGAGGATGGCTCAAAATGCGTCGTAACGGTGATCGTCAATTCGAATGACGGCAGTCCGCCGCGCAAGATTTCCCGAACAGTTCCAGCGAATGGAGCGGGTTGA